GTTCTTTGTAGAGCAATAGCTAATATTTCAGCGTATGATTTTCTACCTACAATCGGGAAACCATTTGCATCTACAAAAGATAAATCCTTTAAGTAACCTAAACCATCTACGCAATCAAAGGAAACTAACCAATTTGTATCTACATAATTTTCAAAGAAACCCTCTGGATTTAACCAACCTACAAATAGAATTACATTATCCCTTTTATAATCAACTTTAATAGTTTTTTCTTCCTCAGTCCATAAATCATTAAAAGTTAAATTTGAATTAGCCTCTAACTCCACACTTAACCCTTGACCTCTTATACATTCTAAAGCGTCATCAGTTTCAGCGTATGTTAAAGTAATTCTACCATCAATTTGTATTGATTCCCCTGTATATGTGTTGTCGTAAATATTAAGCCTATGTTCAATGCCTTCAATATCAGAGTGAGTGATATAATATTTAACCGTATCTGCCATTCTATTATTTCTTTTGTTATGTTATGCTTAAAGAGCCACCTAAAGCCTTATTTCTGTCTAAAGTATTCTTTAGTACACCTACTAATTTAGTACCTGCTATCTCAAAAACATAAGTTCCACCTCCACCACCCGATGCACCATAACTTGATGAACTACCGTAATTACTTCTTTTAGAGGCACTATAATCTACTGATGAATCGGCTTTTGTATCACCACCACCACTAGCAATAGAACTAATTGCTCCACCTGCTATTGTTAAAGCTAAACCTGCTGCTATTAAAGCTCCTGCTGCTGGCATTGCTGTCATAGGGTTTAATAATGCTTTAGTTGCAGTTGAATAAGCCATAGCTGCAACACCATACTTAATCATCATCTCACCTAAACTACTTAAAAATCCACCAATACTACTTAAAATAGACCTACCTACTGCCTCAAAAACATTAGTACCTTGTGCCATAGCTTCACCTATTGAATTACCTAAATTAGCAAATGTACTTGTTAAAGCACCTTGTGCTATACTTTCAGCTTCATCATTAAAGTCTATTAAACTAGTGATTATCTTTTGTAATTTCCCTTCAAATTCAGCAGGGTTAGGAACCATACCAATTATAGCTGCTCTTAATTTAGGAGAAACAACTGTTTCAAGCGTATTTCTAAAGTTTTCTATATTTTTTAAAGCATCCTCATAAGGTCTCGTGTAACCACCTAACATTCCGTTACCACCATCTTTATCTCCACCAAATAAATCTATACCACTAAAAGTAGTTTTAACTGTATTAGCGAATCCTGCAAGTCCAAAGCTTAAATTCTTGAAATAGTTTTCAGCATCTTTCTCTCCCTCGTCATAAAGGTCTTTTGTTGCGTTTTTCTGCTTTTCTTGTATTCTTAATTGCTCATTTAATTCAGCTAAAGTTAATTCAGCTATCGCAGTATTAAGTGCTTCTCTAGCTTTTATTTGGTCTGTATTAGCATTCTCTAATGCTTTTTGTATATCCTCATTTTCTTCGTTTTTAGCTTTACGAGCCTCTTTCTGTGCATCGTGCCATATATTTATGGAGTTTGCTAAACCTTGTTTTAAAGTTTCTATTCTTGCATCTTCCCACTTTTTAAATATAGCAAATTGTTCTTCCTCTGATTTACCTGCTAATTTAGCCTCTGCAACTCTTATCTTTGTAGTTAAAGCTATACCTTGTTTTAATCCTCTCCTTAGTTCTAATTGAGTTTTTAAAGCATCATTTAACCTTTCATTAGCAATAACACTTTTATCTACTTCATTTCTTGACTTAAATAATTCATCACCATAACTAACTAATATAGTGGTAACGGCAGAAACAGCTAATAAAACACCTGCTGGACCTGCTAAAGAACTTATCATAGCTTTTAAAGCACCTTTCGCTCCACCTGCGCTCTTACTCAAATAACCAAATTGCATAGTCATTTGTTGTATGTTATTCGCCATACCACGCATACCATAAGGTGCATCTTGAATAACTTGCGAGAACGAAGTCATAGCAGGTATTCCATTGCTATTTAAAGCATTTGCGTTCTTGTCAAAGTTCTGCCCTAATCTAACGGTAGGTGCGCCTAAAGCTTTAACATTTCTTTTAGTATTCGCTAATTGAGTGTTTAATGTTTTAGTACTCGCTGATAATCTTTGTTCTTGGGCAGTAATATCTGCCATCTCCTTTTCGTACCTATCAGCACTAATACTACCACTATCAAAGCTACTCTTTAATTGATTCTGTTTATCTGCTAAATTAGCACTATCTATGGCATTTTTCTTTAAAGCACTACCTAATTCCTCTGCTTTAGTTATAAATGATTTTAAAGCTTTCTGAGCGTTTTCTACGCCTTGTTTTAACTTCTTTTCATCTGCTGTTATTTCAAAACCTATATTGTTACCAGTATCAGCCATTTAACTCTTTTTTCTTTTTAAAATATTCGTCTTGTGCTTTCTTGATTCTATCCTTAATACTATCATTAATGGTAGCATTTTTCTTTTCTCCAATTTGCCAAAAACGTTCTTTTGTTTTGGGTAGTTTTTTAGGGTTTACGTGAGAACCTATTAGAGATGCCCACGCAATTTCCCTTGTTCTTAAATCTTCTTTCTCTTGCATCCTATTGTAACCGTAGGCTCTAATTTGGAACTCTGCCCAAGTCATAGCTAAAACATAGTCATAACTTGGACAATTAAGCTCCATCAAAGCAAAAGAAATAACATCAGCACCCCAATCTATTTTTTTTTTGGTGCTTTTTTATTTTCTACGACACCTTCCTGTTTAGGAACGTCTTTTTGTAAACTAGCTACGAAAGCAATTAAAAATTCATTCATTACTTTAGCACCATTTACATCTTCGTCTAGTTGATTAACAAACTCTTTGATGGTTATGTCTATTTCCCCATCATTAGTGTACTTAATACTCTCATACATTAAAATAGGTGTCCATTTAAAAGGATTTCTATCTAATTTCTTACCAATTTCAAAAACTGATAAATCTAAATTCTCTAAACATTCCCCTAGAAATCCTAGACCAAATGAATAACTATACTCTACTTCTTTTATTACTAATTTCATTTCTTTTTGCTTTTTTTATTGATTTGATAATACTATGCCTCTGGATCAGTAGTTACGATTACTCCACTACCTGCTAATGTACAACTAAATGTCGCTAAATCATCACCTGCTGGTGCGTCTAAAGATAAATCACCTACAATAGCAGTACCAAAATAAGCTGATGTATCTGCTAGTCCCGAATCCATTTTCCAAGTAATCTCTGTCCCCATAATCGTTTTTAAATAATCGTGAGATGCTTTAGTTACTTCAGCTCCAACGGAAGTAGTATCTATATACTGACCTTCTGCTGAAATCTCATAACTTGAAGTACCTGCGTCTTTAATAACAAGACCAGGATTACATTTAGTTTGTGATTCAATAATGTTCTGTGTTTGGCTTAAACTGTTTGAAGTCAGACACGCTATTGGTCTGTATATTGAACTGTCCCAAACGTACAATATCAAATCTTCACCTTTAATAAAATTACTCATTCTTTTTTTATTTATTATTAATTAATTAAAAATTCTATTCTCATTAGTTTTCTATAAACAATATCACTAGAAGTATCCTCAACTATATCATTAGGAAAACTTTGGATTTGTGATACAATTTCTAGATTACTTAATATGTCTAAGTTTAAGTTATTTGTTTGTGATTTTACATTATTCATAATATTATCAGCCGATAACCTAGAACCTGCATTACTTGTTAATCTCTCTCTAACAATAACTTCTACTAATATACTACTCTCCCATTGATATTCACATTTATTAGATTTATTAACCCCATTTGTCTGAGTTGATAGTATTGTATATTTTTCTTGTGGATTACCTGTTACCCTTGAATCGTAACACGGTATCGTTTCATTATCAACTACAATATCATTTATAGCATCATAAACTGCTTTTCTTATCCACTTATCTGGTAAATTCTTAACCATTATTAAACTTTTTTGCTAAATCTTTAAATAAATTTTTTAAATCTCTATTAAAATTCCTTCTAGCCTCTACAAAAGATGGATACATAAAAGGTT